AGATTTTATTCTTACTCGCAATTTCACAAAAAACTAAAATAACATCATGGGATCTAAGCCTGAAATGCAAAAACCAACAACCCCAGACTACGCGAAGGCGACAGGTAACATTCTGGGTGTTTATGAATCAACTACTCCAAGAGTTCAAGCGTTTGAGAAGACAGCTAGAGAAGGATATGGAGCACTGAATCTTGGTGATATTGCTGGTTCGATGTTTGGAATTGGTGGCGAGCAAGGCATTATTGGTCAGACAGGTCAGGCAGCAACTCAGGCACAACAACAAATTCAAGGTCTTCGTGCTGGTGAGTACGGATCAATGACGGATCAGGCAGGTGCTGTTCGCGGGCTTCTGGGAGAGATGTCTCCAGAGGCTCAACGCATGATGCAGTTGCAGTCGGCACAGGCTGAAGAAGCGTACGCTAGATCACAAGGGTTGTCACCTCAAGAGCAACGATCGGCTCAACAAGGAGCTAGGGAGTCATTTGCATCTGCTGGAAGGCTTGGTGGCAATGCTGCGGTAGCATCTGAAATTCTAAATCGTGAGTCTTCACTTGCAAACAAGAGATCCGAAGCCGCTAACGCAACATCGAGAGCGTATCAAACTGCTCAAAACTATTACGCACCCGCCCAAGGACTTCTTCAGATGACTCCCGCTGGAATGGCGTATGGTCAACAATATGCAGCTCAAGGACAAGCACAACTTGGACGAGCAACACCACAACTATTTGATTATTCAACTGGATTTGGCATGGAGCAAGGAAGAGTTAAGGCTCAGGACGCTTATAACCAAGCTAAATATCAACAAGACCTTCAAGGATGGCAAAGTAAAATGGGCCTATTAGGAATGGTTAGCCCAATTGGTGAATCAATTGCCAGCAGAGGGCAGTCAAACACTGGTTTAAGTACGATAACTCAAGCGTTTTCTAAAGGATCGTTCTAAATATTAATCAACTAATAATATGGCACTTTTAGCACAAGGATTCGACGCAAGCGGTTACACGCCTAGTTATGCTGTTACAAATGCAGCTAATCAGGAGTTGTTTAATCGGCAAATGGAAAGCCAAAAAGAAATTGGTGGTTCCATTATTGATTATGCGAAACAACAAAAGGATTTAGCCCAGAAGGACAAGGAAATGGCGGCAAAGATCAAGGGGACATTATCTCTTCTTGATAACGCCAAAGCACTTTACCCTGATTTTGCTCAACAAATTGATTCTACCAAACTTCAGTTAAGTGATCCATCACTATCCAACTTGGATAAGATTGGGATTGCAGGTCAGAGTGAAAACATTCTGAACATGATCATCAGAAAGGGTACTGAGTCAGCATCTCAAACTGGTGCTAACAATGGAACTGATGAAAGCTTCTACTAAATACAACCATGGATTTCTTACAACTATTAAACGAAAAGGTTCCTAATGCCAAGCCTAGTGCTCAAAGATCCATTTTGGATGCGCAGCGCAGGCTTGAAATGTTGCGTGTAAAGAATCCGCAAGAAGCTGAAATCTATTCTCAGCAGTTAGCTGGGGCTATTTCAAACAGAGAAGATCCACGTTCTATTCTTGAAGGGATTGGCAAGTCATATGGAGCATCATTAGGAAAGCAATTAACTCAAGCTGAGGAGCCAATTCAAAATCTCACATCTGGAATTGATGCGTCAATTGGTTTGATCCGGTCTAGCGGAGGTAATGTTAGTGAGGGAACAATGAAGGCGATTGAAGAAGCGAAAGCCACAGGAAACCCAGCAGCACTAAAAACATTGGGTGAAACCCTCGGAAAGACAGCTCAGGAAGTAATTAATCGAACAGCAATGCCTCCAACTGCCAAGGAATCTGCTGATGCTGCTATTGCCAAGAAAGCAAAAGAAGATGAAAAAATTGCTGCCGTTGAAGACTTGAAAAATCAATACAACAACATTGTTGCGATTAAGAATCATCCTCAAATCAGACAGGCATTTGGTATGCCGATTGGTGTCACCTCCACAGGGTATCCGGGTGGAATAATTTCATCAAGGTTGATTCCGGGTACTGGAGCTTCAGAAGCAAGTGCTGGAGTGAATCAGTTGGCGAATCAGGCGTGGGTTAACAAGATTATCTCAGCAAAAAATGCTGGGTTGACATTGGGATCTGTAGATAAAATTGAAGGAGCCAAACTTGCTCTCGCTGCTACCAAACTTGCGGAACCGCAAAATTTGACATACGAGACGGGTAACAGAGAGTTGCAAGCAATGGCCGAGTCCGTTAAAAAATTGTACACCAAGGCTACAGGACGAAATATCGCGGAAGATGTTATTGCTGAAAGTCAACTTACATCCAAAACTCCAGTAGTTGATGATACAAAAACTGCTGACGATTTCTTAAAATCATTCTAATAGAATTACCTACTTAACAGGTTAAATAATTATGGCTTATTTAGGACTACCACAAGAAAAATCTGCACCAGAGTCACCAGAATTCCCAACTGAAACTACTCCGTCATATGAAATCACTCCTGAGCAAGGAGCTGAATTGCAGAATCTTCAGGTAGAAAGACAGCAGCAGCAGGAAGCAAGAAGCCTTATTGTCGAACCAACGGATTATACTAAATTATCTGGGCAACAAAATAGAGGAATTGCAAAGGGTGTTCAAATGGTTGTTGGTGACAGTGCTGAATTGTATTCAGTTCCTGCTACAACGAAAGAGGACTTGTTTGCTAGGGGGTTTCTAGATAATTCTGGTGAACCAACATCAAAGGGCAGACTGGCAGTAACATTGATCAAAAAGGGGGTTCTTAATCCTGATTTCACATTGAGTGAAAATGGACTACTATTTAATAAAAAGGAAGGTGACTTTTTTACCCAAGATAATGCGGAAGCGCAATCAACCTATCAATCATATTTTGAAGCTGATCCAGACAGGTATAATAAAATGCTTGAGTGGAAAAAGGCCAAGGAGCTTGGATTGTTTGATGAAGAATCAGACATGGCTAAGGAGAAGTCATTTTCGGATACCGCTGTTGAAAAAGGCAAAGGTCTTCTTGGTATGGTTTCAAATGCTGGGAAAATGTTACAGGCTGCTGCAAGAGTTGCGGTTGGATCGGAATTGCCATTCATGGATGTTGCTGGCTTAGAATCGCCAGAAGTAGAGGCTAAAATCAGAACAAGAATCGCGGGTGGAGAAGAGGGGTTCGTAGAGATGGCTGGTCAATCTTTTATGAATCAAAGTGCTTGGATTAACAAGGGCGTCAATGCTGTTCTTGAAAAAACTGGCGTATTAACTAAGGAACAGGCAGATGCTCAAAACACATTTAATGAATACAAAGCTGCGTCCTTTAAAGATTTCTATAAAAAAACTGATACTGTTGCGGAATTATCATCGGCAATTGGATTGGATGATGCCGCAAATCAGCTTGCTGCTTCCGAGCAGATTCTGGGAAAAGAACAGTTTGGCAAGATTAAAGCTGAAGGAGCTGAAGTTGGAGCATTTCTTGGTGATATAACAAATATCGAAATCAGCCCTCTGATGAAAATGTTTGGAGCAGTTGCTGGAGGTGGATCAAAATTGCTTGATTCAGTTGTAAATGCCAATCGGATTAAGGAAGTTAAAAAGATTACGGCATTAACGGCTGAGTCGTCACTATATGAGGCTAGAACTGCTGAGGCCGCGAGCAAGGTTCAATTATTTACGGGAGAAGCTGGCAGAGCTAATGAGCTAAAAAGATTTGCCACTACCGCTGGTGATACGGAACAAGCTATTGCACATTCCGTTAATGAGGCATCATGGGCTAGACAGGCCGCAGAAGCAACTGCTCAAGCAGAAAGAAACGCTGCAATGTCGCAAACGCTTCGGGAAACTGCAAACGGTCTTGAGAATTCATTACCTCCAACATTTCAAAGTCAAATAATCAACGCTGGAAAACTTCCAGTCGCTCTGCCACTTAAGGCGGTTGGATTTGCTGCTAAAAAGTTTGGTGACACATTGGCTTCGGTTGATCGTGGAGCATCATCATTTCTAGAGACATTCGGCCTTGATAAATACAGGGGAATCGCTAGAGCTGCTTCTATTTTCACTGGTAATGTCAACCCACTTAGTATTGCTGAAGGCGTAGTAGCATCAAACAAACTGTGGAATGGTGCTGGCAGGCTACTAGATTCTGTTGGCGAAAATATGCTAGTTAATCAGGGGACTACCCCATTTTTCCGTAGAGTCGCAGATGACATGGCGACACCGTGGGGCAGAACATTTGCCACCCAGCTTGATAACTTTGTTCCTCCAGTAGCTAGAGGAGTTGGTTATTTCAAAGGGTATTGCTGGAGCTGCTGCACCAAGCCTTGTCTATGAAGCTATTAATCATCAAGGGTTAGATGCAAACGTATTCAAGCAAGCTGCTACTGACGCATTAGTGTTTGGTGGGGTGCATGGAGTCTTCAAAGCAGCAACAGTTGGTGGGGCGCGTGACTTCAATGCTGTGAAAGCTGGAGACAGAGCTAACTTCAATGAAAGGCTAAAAAATGCTGACCCAGAGCAGTATGATATTTACAATGCTAAAGTTGACCCATCAACAAAGGATCTGATCTCGTCATTTTCTGGAGCTTATCCAAATGCTCAAATCAAATTTGTCACAGAAGGCCCAAGCTACCAATCAGGAAACACAGCAACTTTCAACGTCAACGCTCCAAGAGAACACGCTGGGGTTATTGCCTTACATGAGTTGAAGCACGTCCTTCAAAATGAATTCCAACTAGACGAGGCTATTCTGGCTCACATGGTTGGTAATAAAACTCGTGGGGGTGAGATTTTCACTAAAGATGGATCTCTTGATCCTGAGTTTGTCAAATTTAGTAACGAGTACAACAATCGCATCAAGGCACTTGGACAGCCAGAGCTTGGCGTTCATGATCTAGCTATTGAGTTTTATACCGATAAGGCTGCGGAAGTATTGAAAAGCGACATCAAATCAGGTGAGTTCACCAAAAGAGCGCAGGAAAGCCAGTTGAGTCGCACAGTAAAATCTCACTTCTCAAGCCTTGTAAATCAGGTTCCGATCATTAAGAACATTCACATTAAGACTGGCGGGGCAATTGATTCTTCTGGCAGACTTGTAAAGGGCAGTGGGTTGTTGAGCGAGGGATTCACTCAATCGAAAGATGTTCAGGCAATGGTTCGCAAGCTATACCGTGAAACTGCTGGTGTATCAAAACCTGTTGTGAGTGTCGCTCAGGAAGGTGCTGCAATGCGTCAACCACGGGCAACCAAGTCAACCAGAGAAGGAATTAACAATGGCACGCCCGCTATCGAAAAGGTGAACAGGGAGTCCCGTGCTGCTGGTCTTGAAGTGCCAGAAGGTGCGCTTGATCCATCTACAGTGAGGGGGCGTGATGGAGTTCCTACGGCATTACAGACCAAGGCAATTATTGATAGCGGGGCTATTCACCCAGACCATCTTGGGACGTTCCCAATGCTTGTGGGAGAGATGAACCCAAGCTCAACGTCTACGTTTTTGTTCCATTATCGTCCAGCAGAGCAAGGCAGAACTACCCAGTCAGCGGCAGGTGAAACATTCCATCACATCAAGCCTGTTGGGGTTAGGACGAACAAGAAGGGCAACGTGTTGATTACGGCCCTCGATGTGAATCTTTGGGATCAGAATATCAAGAAGGTGGCAAACAGCAAGCCAGCTAAAGACCTTGGATACACTGAAAAGCAAATCAGAGCGGATTCATACGAGGCTAGTAAGTATCACATCAAGAACCAATCACCAGATGCTTATTTTGAGCAGAAATACGGCAAGGCTCAAGCATTGAAACGGAAAAGTCTTGTAGCTTCGACGTATGGAGAAATGACTGCCAAACAACGTGCTTACAATCCATTGCTATCAGAAGTCGGCATGGGTCGTCCTGATCACGTTTATCGGACATTCTCGTTAGACGATGTAAAAAGTGCCACAAGAACCAATTCCAGCGTAAACCTGAGCTTCGATCCGAACAACTACTACTCGCTAAAGGTTAACTTGATGCCAGAAGCACCAATCGTAGATCGCAGCGGGAATATCATTGAGAACCCAGCAATGAAGGACTTCTTTGAAAACCATTTGCCAAATGGACAAAGATTCAGAGAAAACGCCATGCCTGAAAGCAAAGTGCTGCAAGGTATACCAACACCAACAAGGTTAGAGGGTTCTGCTCGTTATATGCCTGAACCGCTGAGTACTAAGACATACGCAAATCAAAAGGGTTACGATGCGACCGAGATTCTGAGTTCAAAGCTGGATGATAACGGAAAGATTATTCTTACTCGTCCTATTCCTCCAAAAGGAGCATTGCCACTGCTTCGTGATAGAAGACAGATCACCAAGGAAATACCAGCAGAAGCTCGAAACCAATTTGCATACGACGACATAGCAAAAGTGTCTCTGTACAAGAATAACGGTAGCGATGTTTATTTCAACTTTGATCCAAATACTCAAGTAAAGCCTGTGTTTAAAGATGCTGCTACTGAATTGGCTGGAAAGAATGTTCAAATCGCAATGGCTGATAGAGCTACAGCGGCTAATGGAGACATGGGTGGCATTCTGTTTCCAAATCTCAAAGTTAACCAGATTACTTTTACAGGTGGTGATGGGGTCAAATACCGACCAGTATGGGCGAACATGGGTTGGAAGCCAGTTGCATCAATGAAGACAAAAGCCATTAACCAAGGCTCAGTAAATCTGATGACGTACATCATGGGCAAGGATGCTCATGCCTCAAACATCAGAACTGCCAGAACTGTTTCCAACGAGATTGAGAATGCTGGATTGAGCAAGGTTCATAAGGATCTACTAACCACTTTGGCTAGTCATGGAGATATGCTGGCTACAAATGCGTCTCACGCCAAGACCATCAAGAAGCACACTGTCAAAGTGTCTGACCTTTGGGTTCAATACAGAAATCCGCGCAAGTTCATTGAGTCAAAAAATCCAAGTCCAAGTGAAGTTACAGCATTCAAAGCGAAAACCAAAAAGGAAATCCTGAAGTTGACCAAGTTGGCAAAGGACGCAAAGACAAAGGTGGTAGAAATCCCTAGCGAATTCAAGACGTTACTTCCATTTATTCGGTCTTACCGAAACGCATCGACTAGATTTACAAATGGAAATGGATCGTTGGCAAACAAGAATGCAAGGCTGAATGATCTTGAGACGTACATGAAATCTGCGGGTTTCAAAAAGCTGTCTACGAATTACTCTGGAAGGCAATTGATTGACATCTCCAGTACGTTTGACGGTAGGAAAGCCGCTGTTGACGCTACCACGGGGCTTGAGTTTGAGGGATTTTCGACTGACAAGGTGATCGAAAGCCTTGGAGAATTTGACGGTGCAACCAATAATCAGGTCTTAGGGTCTGTGGAGTTATCATCAAACCCAGACTTGTTTGCTATTTACTTGGGTAATGATCCAAAGCAAATAAAGTTCATGTCGGAGTCTGAAAAGCTTGCAGCAAAACACTACAAGGAACATCCTGACTTTGTCCAGCACGAAGCCTACGAGTGGGTGATGCTTGGCCCAGAAAATGGAAATCATTTCTTGAATTCTAACCCGCAAAAACTTGTTGACTACTTCAGCGATTTTGGCGATAAATACGAGCAAGCAACTGGAAAGCGTCCTCAATCTGAAAACTCTTCGGTTGGAGCAATGAGAGACGGTCTGGGTGTTGTGCTACAAATGCCAGAAACTACCCAACAATGAAAAAAATAAGCGACTACATTTTCAAGGAGAATGACGAAGACGAGATTGCAGAACTTGAATCCATGGGGTATTTGTCCTATGCTACTCAGGATGGATCTGCCTACATGATTTATCCAGATGCACCAGAAGAAGCTGGCTACTTGGCTAGTGCTGCATTTCAAGGAGACCCAGAAGCAATTGATGAAATTACTGGCTATGAAAACCCATTCAAGGTTAGAAGCTCACAAAGCAGTGTTGGTAATTCTGATATGATTTCTAAAGTCTCATCAATGAAATGACACCTTCATCATCAGAAAAACTGGAGGCACAACCTTCCGAATGGTTCCAAGAAGTCCTTGAAAGAGCAAAGGCGCATGGTGATCGTAAGCGGGTTGAGTACTGGAACCCACAAGGGGCCGCAAAAGCACTCTGGGGGCTTGCACAGGGCAAAAGCTACTCTGCCATAGCAAAGGACACTGGGATCGATAGGAAGACCGTCAGGGAGCTTGAATGGAGGCATGAGGATACTCTCGAAACTAAGCGAAAGGACTTTTCGCGTAAGTACGCAATCGCTGCGGAGGAGTATACTGACTTGCTGTTCCAAAAAGCAGAACAACTTGCTGAAGATCCAGAGCAATTAAAGAACATCTCCCCTGACAGGCTGGCGTTAACGGTTGGCATTATGACTGACAAAGCTACTCAGCTTGCTGGCATGGCGGGTGTGGTCATCGAACATCGCAAGGGAGCATCTATCGAGGACGCAGCCATTATGATTGCACAGGCTAAGGCAAAGATCGCATCACGGGCATCAACTGTCATCATCGACGTACCATGAAGTGGCGTTCTCACCAGATTCTGACTCCTCCATCAGAGGATGAGATTGCAGAGATGGAACCAGAGGACTTGGTTCACCTGCACCAGATCTATCACGAGGCGATTGAGAACGCTGAAAAAGATCCATTCCGCTACGGATTCCGTCTACCTCACTGGGGCAAGGCTGAGGAGCAATTGTCAGAAGTTACTGAGATTGTGGCACTTGGAGGAAACAGATCAGGGAAAACCCAGTGGGGTGCGTTCTCCATCGTTCGTGCTGCGGTAGAGAATCCAAACTCAGAAATCTTCTGCTTTGCCCAAACGTCTGAGGTTTCCATCCGACAGCAGCAGAGTGCCGTGTATGACTGGCTACCAGCGGAACTAAAGACCAAGCAAACATCTGCGGGGGCTTACATCAGCTACACGAAAAAGAACGGATTCACTGACGGCAGTTTGATCCTTCCTAACGGCTCCCAGATCATTTTCAAGACGTACTCCCAGTATCAAAACAATCCAACCATTTTGGAAGGTGCAGAACTTGGGAGCAGATCACCTGTATGGCACAACATCGGTGTATGGCTCGATGAATACTTGCTAGGCCCAGAGTTGATCAATACGCTCAGGTTCCGATTGGCTACAAGAGATGCAAAGATGCTGGTCACGTTCACGCCTATCGACGGCTGGACAGAGGTCATCAAGGAGTATCTTGACGGGGCATCCATCGTGGAATCCAGACCTGCGGAACTTCTCAAAGGTGAGCTTGTGCCATACATCCAGAGGTCAAAGAAGAGAAACGCCAGCATTCATTACTTCCACTCTCAGGACAACCCATTTGGAGGCTATGAGCGTATCAAGGAGGCTCTTGAAGGCAGAGCGCGGGAGGAGATACTCATTCGTGCTTACGGCGTTCCTGTGAAGTCTCAGGCGACCAAATTCCCTAAGTTCAACACTGCTGTCAACGTCATCTCCAACGACAAAATTCCCACGGAGAATATCACACGGTATCAGATCATCGACCCTGCTGGTGCGAAGAATTGGTTTATGTGCTGGGTTGCAGTTGACGAGACTGGAACATACTACGTCTATCGGGAGTGGCCTAGCGTGGATGTGGGTGATTGGGCTGAGTGGAAGA